TTACTCCTTTTTCCCCGTATCGGCATCGGGTTCACCATCAAACAGTTTGCCCTGCATCCGATCCAGTTCTTCTTTTCTGATCCGCTTCACCACGCTGTACACCCACTGTATCGAAACACCAAATTTACGGGCCAGTTCGTGATGGTTGCGCCCGTCAAACTCCAGGAAAATTTCACGGTCGCGCTGGCTGACCTTCCAGACCATGCCCATCGGGAAATAGACGTTTTGCCCGCCCCAGACCTGCATCATGCGGTTCGCGACGGCCTGACCAATCTGGTCGGCAACTGCTGGTTCGATATCAATAATCTCGCGGACGGTCTCAGAGGTGTGCTGTGCCAGTTCCACCAACAGTTCCGGCCCTTTACTACGAAACTGATTCAGGTCGCTCATTGCTTCACTCCCGCAGCTCTGCGCTGCCACTTTTTCAGTTTCTCAATAACGCTACTTGCCTGCTCATTGCTGAGCCAGCGTAATGCGCTGATGCCCGTTTCCCGTTTAACCCATAGCGCCAGCGCCTGCTCTGAACTGTCACGGACGACACCTGCCGCAGCCATTTCAAGCCATAGTGCACGGATTTTCTTTGACTGAGGATGGCTATCCAGCGGTAAACCGGACCTGGATTTCCCGGCAGGCTTAACGCGAAAACCTTTCTTTTTCATGGATTCCAGCACGCTGTTTAGCTGTGTGATATCCATCCCTTTGGTCGAGGCTTTGCCGGTCAGCCCCTGCAGCATCTGGCGGTAGGTATCCTCATCCATATGGAGGTCGCTGCGGGCAATATGAATAAGTTGAATGAGGCGCTGTTTAGTCATCATCGACCTCACCTTTTGATTTTCCCCTGACATAGTCAACATATAAAGGAAGGGCTACAGGCCAGCAAAGGAGCATTACCGCCCAGCTAATCCAGTATTTAGCACCGCTGTATCTTGAACAAAAACCTGAATGGCGGTGCAGCTCAGCATTACACCACCCCACGAGGCAGTACCAGAACAGGGCGCATACAATATATTCAGCCATCATAAGCCACTCCCCAGCTTCCGCTGCTCATGCCCGCTGACAGGCTGATGCAGGCGGACGTTTTCCCCTTCTCTGTAACCGATATGGCGCGACATATCCGCGTCACGTGATTTTCCAGCTTCACGGCCCGTAGTTGTGCCTGAATCCGGGTATTTCTGTTCGAGCCAGAGTTGAGCCAGCTCCCGTTCCTCACGGGTCATAGCAAACAATTGCACTTCACTACGCACGGCCAGTACCCAGCCTTCGGCAAATTTGTCGCCACGGCTGGTCTTTGTCGTGCTTTTGATTCTTTTATTCTGCTGCCCGATGTGGTTTTTTCGCGCCGTAATAAGCTGTCGGGCGAGAACATCCCAGGTATAAGACGCCAGCTCAACGCGGTCTTTATTACCGTAAAAGCCAACGCTGGGTTTATGACCTGAATGAATAATAGATTCCACACCAAAGGCAGCCTGGATGATGCCCAGCAGACCCAGCATGTATCGTGGTGGATTAACGCTGCCTGCAGCCCAGTAGTTGCTAATGCTTTCGTCTATATCACTGAGTGCGATATCGTCACGGGTAATGCCGTATGCCTGCATCAGTTTCTGAACACGCTGCAGTGCCAGTGAGGCTTCATGGGGATTATCAGATTTTGACAGCGCCAGAAGTTTTTTTAACTTTTCCAGCACTTTCTCTTTATCAGTCATTGGCATGATTTAGTCCTTTGGTGTGCATACACCGCGTAGATAAATTTCACCGGCATTGACGCGTTTAACTTCCTGGAATGCTGCCCTGCAGGCACTCTCAGTGGTAAATTCCGGAGATGTTATGACAAGGCCTTCGCCTTCAGTACCTGATGTGAACATCCACAAAATAAGTACCCACATGATTACCGGCCCTCCTTAATCGCGTGGTCTAACGCATGGAGCACCATATCGGTCATGACGCCTTTTCCGTTTATCGCAACATGGGCCAGGATTTCACTGCGAGCCACTTTAAGTACACCGAGATTAACCCTGACCGAACGCTGGTTATCAGCGTTCAAAGTCTTTATTCGTTGTAAACAAGTCGTCGCTGCCGGATTAATTTTCATCGGATGCCTCCTGTCGTTGCTTCATTTCACAGGGGATGAATTCCATTGCCGGGACTTCTGTGTAGTAGTGCTGACTGCAGTGAGGGCATACCAGCGTGATGAGGACGGCTGGTACATGGTATTTGACTGAGGTAATGACGCTGGCGTCGCTGAACTTCAGGGTAGTGATACCTTTCTTACAGTTGGAACATTTGATGGACATGATTTATTCCTTAATGCTGTTTTCGGCGTGCAGAAGCCCACGGCGCTGACGCCGAAATAAAAAGAAAGTGAATTAAAATTAAATAGCAGCGATATCTAACGAAATATTTACCAGCCGCCCGTCTTTATCCTTTTCGCGGAAATTAATATAGGTTTTCGATACTGCAACCAGTAAGGATTCCGCTACGGCATCCATGGCTTTACGCCACCGCTCGTCGTCAATCTTGATGCGGCGAAGGGACAGGATGCGGTAAATATTAAGCTTGCCTTCCTGGTCAACCTGAAACGCATCTTTAATAATGGCCACGAGATTGGCGTTAGCGCCTTCAGACCATTCCATCATGCACTCATCCATCAGGTCTTTGGCGATCTGCATTTCAGGGCCATACGTCAGGGAGTCCTGCACACGGATGGTGATCTGCTGTTTGCCATCGAAGCTGCTGAAGGTCACGTTGCCCTTGGCTCCGCCGCGCTTTCTGCCATATTTTTCCGCAGCCAGGTCAAGCCAGGCATAGCAGTCATCAAACGTGCGATTTTTGAAGGCGCTAAGTTCATCGCGTTTAACCTTCGCGGCAGCGACCTGTTCCCGGACAAAGGAATCCATCGCAAGGTCATAGTCAGACACCTGGTCAACTGGCACCAGACGCCCCTTGCGGTCTTTCATATATTCAGCCTGATTTATATTTGACATATTATTTATCCTCGACAGTAATTTCTTTTTTGGCTAGAACCGGTTCGAATTCAACATTTTCCGGGTCATCAATATCTTCGATGTCCTCATTTTCGGCAAAAAAGCCATATTCCACTGCTATCTCAGCAATTTTATCTTCGGTATCACCTGACCATTCTTCACATATGGAAAGATACTTTTCGTAATCTTCCCGCTTCATATTGACTCGCTTTTTGTAGCGAACCTTAGCCTCAGCGCTTATATCAACAAGAATAAAATCACTCATACTGCCTCCTGAGTTTTATCGCGGTTAATGTAATGACTCTGACCAGGTAATGCGGCAGCCATGCAGTTCAAAGACGCCCTGACGAAAGCGCCCTGAGCCGTCATGGCCAACATGGGTATAACTCGCTTTGCCCTGCTCCAGCAGGCGGGCACAGTGCCCGTTGCGGGCGATACGGATAACCGGCTTACTGCCAGCAATCATGACGCTCTGCACGGTAGTGTTCATGGCGTTGAGCGCCATAATGGCGGACTGCACCTTGTTCATCTGCTGGTTGATATCGGCGATGGATTTCATGATTAAACCCCTTTAACGACGTCGGCGTTGACCTGCGGAACCCCGATTTCAGCAGCCAGATTCATGGCGGCTATCACCAGGTTGCTGACGGCCAGCGGATACAGCAGGCTGACCATGCTTTTACGGTTACTGCCCAGATTGCTCAGACGGGCGCGGATGGCTTCCACTGCGCTGGCATCCATTATGTCGGCCAGCTGCTTACCGGCGCGTTGCAGTTTGAACGTCAGAAACTCTTCCAGGCTGTTGTCCAGCGGCAGCAGTTCAACCACCTCACAGCGCTGGACGACCTCACGGACTTCCATGTTGCGTTCGGACAGTTTGTCCGCCAGCTCAGGCTGGCCAATCAGCACGATGGACAGCAGTTTTTTGAAGCCGGACTCCAGTTCGAAGAAGCGTTTAAGGTGCTTCAGCGTCGGAATGGGCAGGCTGTGGGCCTCCTCAATCACCAGAACATGGCTGAAACCCGCCTGACTGCTGTCCTTCAGGACGCGGTGCAACTGGCGGAAACGGGCGTCCTGGCTGCGTTTGATACTCTCCAGCGGTGCGATGGTGCTGATGATGGCCTCGGCGATCGCAGCGGCCTTGAGGGTTTTGCCCTTCACGTCGTTGTCTTCCATGGCGATGATGTATGGCTCGATAACAATCACCGGCGCGTTCTCGCGGTTGACGCGTTCAATCAAGTCGCGGCGCAGCGTGGATTTACCCGCGCCGGACTCGCCGATAACCGCCAGAAAGCCACCGTGGCGGGCGGTCTGGAACAGTGCCTCACGCACGTAGCGGATATCCGGCGTGGTGAACACATCGTCCGCGCCCTGCATGGCTTCATCGGCGAACGGGTCACGGAAAAGGCCAAACGCTTTTTTGGTTGCTGGAAATAACACCTGCTTTTTGAGTAACATGTTCTCTTCCTCACTGAGGTTGGTTTTATCGGTAGTACCCGCTGTACGGGGCGTGGCTGCGCCCTGTGCAGCATCAAAACTCTTCGCTGTATCAATCCCCTGACTTTCCAGCCAGGACGCCAGACGCTGGCGCACCTCTTCGGGGCTGGTGCGGGGCCACTCGTTATGGTTCACAATCTGGGCCAGCGTGGCCTCGGAAACGGCGACGGCTCTTGCCACCGCCGCCTGCGGGATGCGGGCCTCTTTCAGTTGTTGCTTCAGTACCAGCATGCCTTCCTCCTCAGTTACCGTTAACGATGCTGATAACGCTGTTGCGGGCCGGAGTGGTCAGGGTGACCATGACCTCATCCAGCACGGCTTCCGGTACGCCGTCCGGGTACTGTGCCGCTAACTGGCGGTAATGTTCCGACGTCCAGGTATGGCCGTTAGCGCCAAACTTCTCGCGCAGGGCTTTCGCCGCCTCCACATGGGTCATGGGACGCTGCTCAATACGCGGCCCGCGCACGTCTGAAGCCTGACCGCGCTTCGGCATATAGGCCGGAAGCGTGGTGTCGTCGATATGTTTGTACGGGTCAAGTTGCCCGCCGAACGGCAGCGCCTTCGCCTTGCGTGCAGCAGCTGCATCGGCAGCGTTATCGGTGCCGGTGACCAGCTCTTCGATTTCTTTTGCCGCCGTCTGCGCCGGGGTCTCCGGCAGGGCTTTGTAGCTTTCGCCAAATACCGCCGCGCTTTCGGCAAAGCCGAACTCGTTCTTTCTGACCTCTTCGACCAGGAAGAACGTCTCGTGGCCGTCCTCACCGGTCAGTACCACCTGCGCCACATCGCTGCGCCACGGGTTACGGGTAATCATCAGTTTTTCGCCGACCAGTACGCCCGGTACCGTCGAAACGTCAAACTCATTGCCCCGGAACGAGACGCGCAGTTTTGGTGTGACCTTACGGAGTTCCGGTGCGGCCACCGCCAGTTCGCGGCAAACCTCAACGGATGGCGCTTTTTTCAGCTGGTCAGCAGTAATTTTCAGCCAGATATCCGTGCGGGTTTTACCGTGGCGGCTGTGAACAGCCGTGGCGTTAAAGTGGCTGCGCCATTTCACGGCCAGCGCGTTCAGCTCTTCCAGACTGTGAACCGGCTGGAACTTGAGACCCGGCTCCAGCTTGCGCTCGATAATGTCACGCGCCTTTTCCACCTGCCCGGTGGCGCGGGCGTTATGCGGTTTGTGCGCTATCAGGTTGATACCCAGTGAGCGGCACATGTTTTTCGTCATGCCAGCGGTGTTCGCCGAGCCGGGGTCAAGGTAGAGTATTTTCGGCACGCCGTGCAGCACGTCCGCGCCGCCGCGTTCCTGCATGGCGTTAATAAGAACAGAACAGAGGTTCTCACCGGACTCCGCACCCATCACGTACTCAATGTAGATCCAGCCGCTGGTATGGTCGGTAATCTCATAACTCCACACGCGGTCACTGGCGATGCGGGCGATGTTGGCAGGCTTGTTTTTGTAGAACTTCGCGCTGTCCATCACCTGCAGCCCCTTATGGCCGTTGCTCAGGTAGTAAAGCGTACAAAGTGAGGCATCAATCTCCCAGACGTGATTGGGATGCAGGCTGGCCATCTCGGATGACGGGGCCGGTGCGTCAAGCTGTTCCGGGTGCAGACCATAGTTCCGCAGGGCGCGGCTGATGGTGTCCTCGGACAGCGGGAAAAACTCGCCGGTGGCCTCGTCCGTTCTGCCAGCAGTGATAAAGCCGTTTGACCGCAGGGTCTCCACCGCATCCGCGATGGAATACAGGCGCTTACCGTTTTTACGGGTGGCCTCGCGCAACGTGGCAGATATCAGCGCGGCTTCGTCGCGGCTCAGGGCACTGCGCCCGGCATCGGCGCGTTTTTTACGTTTGTCAGTCACTGATACCTCCTTCAGCTTGCGCAGCAGGGTGGCGCGGGACATGCCCAGTTCAGCGCAGGCGGCATCATATATCGCACCACGCTTACCATGCCCCGCGTCACGTGCCGCGCGGGCAACATAAACCAGTCGTTCAGTCAGGGCGGCACTCATGGGTTATGCCTCCTGCCCGTTAATCTCTGGCGTCGGGTCAGTCAGCCATGAAGGGGCGGCGTTGCCTGTCGGCTCGTCCGGCAGGTCAAATGTGGAGCGCAGGCTACGCGCGGTGCTTTCCAGCTGGCAGACCAGACCCGCCATAAAGTCTCTGGGGGTGTCAATCATGTTTTCAGCGCAGTATGCGCACAGGGTCTCAAAGGCGCTGGACAGTCGAACGGCGATGGCAGATTCCGCCTCAACCGCTAACGCCGTCACTTCCGCGCGCAGCTTCTTCACCTCTTCGTCAGGTTTGGGTGGCTGAATACGGGATTTCTTCTCCAGTTTTGTGGAAAGCGAGTCGATTTTTTCGTTTTTGTCGGCCAGTACGCGCTGTTGTGCTGCGTTGGTTTCGCGCGCTTCGCGCAGGGCCGCTTTCAGTTCGCGGCTTGTCATGCGATCAATATCATCAAGACTCATACCAGCAATCGTACCGCCATCGGCTAATTCGACCAGGTCTCCATCATCTTCGGTCATCAACTCAAACAGCTTTGTTTTCCCCAAAACGGCAAGCGCTTGCCGTTTTGGTTCTAATTCCGGTGAGCAATATTTAACTGCAGCTTGCATGACCAACCTTGCAGTTCTTTCTGCAAGACCCAGCTGTTCAGTGATGATGCGAGAGAAATCGCCATGCGGTTCGCATTCCTTAAGAATAATCAGCCGTTTACCAGCCTCTAACATGGCTTCGGCTGATTGAGCCATATAGAACTTTGTCTCATGGACAATGCGATCACGTTCGTAAGGCAGACCTTCTCCAAACTGTTGCATTATTTCCAGGCGATGTTCAGTCATGGCATTAAGACTAACGTTGAGGCCATCACTCAGCGGTGCATCTTCCATTAGTTCAACTGGTTGTGATTTTGTGCGTCCCATTTCAACTCCTTAGCGACTGCCAGCCATAACACGCTGGTTGATTTCATTAATACGATCCTGCGCCCGCGCCATCTCGGTGCTGTGCGCCATGGCGATTTGTAAGAGCTGGACTCCAGGGGCGAAGCGCCCGTTATCCAGTTTCAGGGCCAGTCCCTCTTCGATAAGGGTATTGAGTGCCCGATTGATATTCGCCGGGGACTCGCCCAGAGCCGATGCCAGTTCACCGTTAGAAACACCGTTCAGGGCGTGGCCACGCAGTGCTTTAAGAACGCGCAGAATGCGGGAGCCAGAACTGGATACATTTGCCTTACTCATGTCACATTCCCCTTTTTGCGATATGTGATAATCTGTTACACGGGCTAAAACGTTACGCCGCATTCGAATCTGATTTCAGACCCAGCTTCACTGCAATTTCGTGTGATTTGCCGTAACGAGCTTTGGTGAAGCCGTTAAGAACACGGTAGACCTCATTGCGGCTGTAGCCGTTTTCTTCAGCCCAGCGGGTGAAAGTGACCCCGCGCTGGCGGAAGAGTGATTTGACTTGTTCTGCAGTCATCGTTGTCTCCTTTGTTGATGCAATGATGTTTGCCTTATGTGTGATAGATTATATACACAAACGTGTATAAAGCAACGAAAGAGACGCAAATGTGTATAGCTGAGCGATTGAAAGAAGTACTAAAACAAAAGAAAATCAGCTCAATCAAAGAGTTCGCTGAGATTTGCGAGCTACCTTACCGTACCGCTCAAAGCTATTTGAATGGCGACAGGGAACCTAATATTGCAGGCCTAACGAAGCTATGCACACAGTTGGGTATAAACCTCAATTGGCTTCTCACAGGTGTTGGCGAACAATTTATCTTGGGAGATGGGACTTCATCAGTGCAGGGTATATCAACGGAGAAACAGGCTCTGATGGATGCGTTTGATGATATGAGTCCTGAGCAGCGGAGGGCTATTCTTGAGGTCGGCAAAGTCCTCACTCAACCAAAACCAAGCAAGTTTGCTGGGTAGGGAGAGGGCTTATAAGGATTTCACGGTAAAGGGAATGTGGTTGAGTTAGCGGCTTATCGGGAAAGGCTTATCAAAAAAAAGTAAGGTGGCAAGGCCTAAGCTCTTGCCACGACAAAACTGTCAATCTTTGACCATAAACCAACCTTCAAAGTAAGTGCCTTTAGACCCTGTCTCTTTCTTTTCGCAGGCGAACATTTTCTCGTTTGGCAATCGTCCAGTCACCATATCTGGCTTATCCTGAATGATTTTGAGTGGTTCGCCACCATTTGCCTTTATAGCTGACAGACATTCTTGTATTGAATGAAATTCAGCTTTCATGACGCTATCAGCCATAGTATTTCCAGCGACTAAAAAGGTAGAAATCAGAACAGCGATCTTAAATTTCATAGCGTTATCCATTGTAAGTTGGTTCAAATTCGGCGACCTATTAACGATTCTATTTAATTAAAAATTACAAATCACTAATTCTTTCTGTGGCGTAGCTTTACCTGTGACCTTCAGGTTGTAGCTGATATCAACTGTCTGAATGTTCAGTCCGTTGAACGCCTGCCGCATTTCAGGGATATCGTTCACCGATATAATCATTTTCCCTTTGATGTTCCGCGCCAGTTCCGACATGTGGATGTAGTTCCCTATCGGAAAATCCACACCATAGCCCTCTGTTCCCCAGTATGGCGGGTCACAGTAAAACAGCGTATGCGGGCGATCATATCGCTCTATGCACTGGTGCCAGTCCAGATGTTCTATCAGCGTTCTCGACAGGCGCAGATGTGCCATCGACAGTTCTTCCTCAATACGCAGCAGATTGAAGCGCGGCGCACTGGTTGTAGAGGTACCGAATGTGTGATCGGCGACCTTGCCTCCAAATGCCTGTTTCTGCAGGTAGTAGAACCGGGCCGCCCGCTGAATGTCGGTGAGTGTCTCTTCCGGCGTATCCTGTAGCCATTTGTAAATTTGACGGCTGACCAGTGCCCATTTGAACTGGCGGACAAACTCTTCCAGGTGATGTTTTACCACCCGATACAGATTCACCAGCTCACCGTTGATATCGTTAATGACTTCGATCTTGCTGGGTGTCTTAAGAAAATAAAGTGCAGCTGCTCCGCAGAACGGCTCCACATAGCAGGTATGGGCCGGAAACAGCGGTAAAATATGCTTCGCCAGACGACGTTTTCCGCCAATCCAGGGAACGATGGGCAAAGATTGTTCTTTCATTATCCGTAAGCCTTTTGCAATCAGTGAAAATATGGCAGGCTAGTCTGGTCTCGCGAGACTGACTGAACCCTGGTCGGCTCACAGTGCATACCTGTGGGTTGATGGCCAGCCCGGTGTTCGAGCACCGGGCTGGTCGTTCTTTCACTGCCAGGATGCGGTTTTGGGATGTTCGGCGGCTATTAATGCGGTTTACTGGATGGCGGCATAAGAGCACGTCATTTAGCTGATTTGATAAGGATGTACCTTCCGTTGGAAAAGTATTACACGCTCGATTCTGCAAATAGTCTGTTTCCATTTCATGAGATAACGCTGCGTCACCACACCCCCAAACAGCCAGAGCTGGCTGAATTTCTTAATCAAATACATCCCGATGGGTTGTCGAAGCACGGCCATAACTATCTCTATAATCCTGCGCTTTTCGATGAAGACCATCAAAGGGACAACGCCTTACTGATTGGTCTCATCCTTGAACTTGTACGGCGTAGCGACTTTCCTGATAAACCGTCCCGATATCAGTCGCTGTTTGCCTGTCAGGAAATCAGTGAGGTTAAACAATTCAGGGAATTGCTGGCCAACGAACGTGGTGATGATGGAATACGGACAGCGCCGATATATGAAGTAAGGAACCAGAACCCTGTTCACCGTGGTGATATGAGACTGCTTAACAGTGATGGTCCGATTCTGGATATATATCGTCGGGCGCATCTGTACTGGTCAGGTGAAAGTCTTACACATGCAAATGGTGAAGATCCATTCTGGGAGATACTGATCCCACTTCCGGCATCAACAGGCAGGCGGGTAACGGAATGAGCAATATGACGGGCAGGTAGTTAGCAAGCCGATTTGCTTTTTGGATTGGCGCTGATGGTCAGCCTTATCTGTCCAATGAGTATTCCTTTCAGCTTATTTTCAGGGAGCATTCGTGGCGTTTTCTCCACCTGCTCAAGCGCGGCCTGCATCTCTCTTATTGCCTCTGCAAGATTGTCAGCATTGACGCTGAGGGTGTAAATTTTTGCCGCAGTTTCATACTCATCGCAGGTGATCCCCATCAGACAGAGTGAGCTGGATTTAGCAGTAGCCGAAGTCATACGTTTCCCCTTCAAAGAAATATCTGTGGTTGTTGGCCAGTCAGGTATTGGTGTATCAGCCTTGTCGTTTTTCAAAGTAATCATGCGTTTTGCCCCAACGCATCACTATTAACGCTGTTTAAAATCCCTTTCCCCTGACATTTGTGATGCTGTCTCCCACACAACAAGGAGACGCACCATGAAAAACCTGAAAAAACTCATTCCCCCTGTTAAAAAGCCACGTCTCAGCGGCTGGCTGCTGACCGCAGTGCTGTTGCTCGGCACCATCGGTCTTGTATCGCCCCAGCAGCTTCCGGTGGTTGTCTACAAGTTGTCACTCATCACGCTGGCGGCAGTATTGGGCTACTGGCTTGACCGTTCGCTTTTCCCCAAAGCCAGGCCAGGTCAGTACCTGAAGCATGACGACAGGCTGATGGCCGACGGGCGTTACCCGGTACAGACAGGACTTCACCTGGTCTTTTCCGCTGCGCTAATCCGCCGTGCGCTGATTGTTGCCGCAGTCTGTCTGGCCGTAGCGACGGGGCTTTAATGATGACCCTCTATATGTACTGGCCTCAGGTTGTCTGGGCCGTGCTGGTACTGCTGGGGCTGGGCATCGAACTGGCCCGCCACGGGCAGGCCCGCACGGGTAAGCACAGTTTCTGGTGGCAGCTCTTTGGTTCAGTAACGGTGGCCTGGTTGCTCTGGTGTGGCGGCTTCTTCAGTCAGGCCCGCGCAGCCCAGCCACCGCAGGCCGCGCTGCAGTATCGCGACGATGTGATCCGTAATGCCCGGCTTGAATGGGGAATGTCTGCGCCGGTGGCTGACTTCGGCGCACAGCTGCATCAGGAAAGCGGCTGGCGACCTGATGCGGTCTCGCCGGTTGGCGCTCAGGGGCTGGCGCAGTTTATGCCCGCCACCGCTGACTGGATAAGCCAACTGATGCCGGGGCTGAACAGCCGTGAGCCGTTTAACCCGGCGTGGGCCATCCGGGCGCTGGTCAGCTATGACCGCTGGCTGTGGCAGCGCGTCAGCGCCGCCAACGGCTGCGAACGTATGGCCATGACGCTGTCGGGCTATAACGGAGGTCTGGGCTGGGTACAGCGGGACAAGCGGCTGGCCACGCAGCAGGGGCTGGACAGCACCCGCTGGTTTGGTCATGTCGCCACGGTGAATGCCGGGCGCAGCGCTGCCAACTGGCGGGAGAACCGCCACTACCCGCAGCGCATCCTTCGGGAGCTGGCCCCCCGTTATCTGACATGGGGGGGCGGCAGCTGTGTGGACTAACCTGCTAAAAAATCTGCCGTGGCGCAGTCTGCTGCTGGCAGTGCTCATAAATGCTTTTCTGATTGGACTTTATTACCTGGGCTACAAAAGCGGGCATGAAAACGCCACGCGCGACGGCGATAAGGCGATCAGTGAGTTGCAGTCAGCATTCGACACATACAAAACGGAGCAGGCAACGCTTGAGAACGCTGCGTTGCGAGCATGGGCAAAACGGTATCAGGAGCAGGTTGCCGCCGGGCAGCAGGCTGAAGCCAGTTACCTTGAGCAGATTGCTCAGCTTGAGAGCCAGAACAAACAACTACAGGGGCAAATTAACGATGTCACACAGCGCTGGATTGATGAAAAAGGCAAGAGCCATCCCATTGAGTGCGTGTTTACTCGCGGTTTCGTGCGCCAGTACAACGCCTCGCTCGGATATGACAACGCATCCGTCGGCACCGGTCATTCAGACACAACTGCCGCCTCTGGCACCGGCACTGGCGCAGCGTCCGGGCAACCTGAAGCCGCTGACGCCTGGCTACGCGACTCAGGCGTCTCCCAGCGTGATGTCCTCGCCAACATCATCGACAACGCGAAGCAGTGCCGCATCTGGCGCAGCCAGATAAACCAACTGCTGGACGAACGGGAAGGATTACAGAAATGACGTTGCAGGTTGAATTCTGGACGGTGGTGGGCTTTCTCATCACCTTCATGAGCTTTGTCGGCGGTATGGCCAAGTGGCTGTTCAGTAAAGCGGAAGAGCGTCAGGCGGCGCGGTTCGCCTCCCTTGAGCAGTCGTTACAACAGTCCGCCTCCAACTGGGGCGAGCTGGAAAAAGAATTTATGCGGTTTAAGGCGGATTTACCGCTGAACTACGTCCGCCGCGAGGATTACATCCGTGGCCAGACGGTCATCGAGGCCAAGCTGGACGCACTCTACAACAAGCTGGAAGTGGTACAGCAGTACCGTCATACAGGAGGTCACCATGGTTGATATCGCCCGCGTGCGCCGGGAATCCCTGCGCTGGAGTCTGCTGGTTGCTCTGAACAAAACCCGCCCGTACACCGCCAGCGAGACGCTGCTGCTGGACGTGTCCCGCGCCATCTACCAGGACACCACGCCGCTGGAGCTGCGCCGTGAGCTGGATTATCTGGCTGACCGCAAGATGGTTGATCTGGAGAAAAAAACCTCCGGCGACTGGTTTGCCGACCTGACCCGCCTCGGCGTTGACCTGGTGGAATACACCGTGGAATGCGGCCCCGGTATCGCCCGCCCGGAAAAGTACTGGAGTGAATGATGGCCAGACGCAGCACGATAGAAAAGCTGCCGGAAGACGTGCGTCGCTGGCTTGAGCGGGCGCTGACTGAATCCGGCTTCAGTGGGTATAACGAGCTGGAGTCACTGCTGCGTGAGCAGGGTTACGTCATCAGCAAATCGGCTATCCATCGCTATGGCCAGAAGATTGAGCGCCGCTATGGCGCTATCCGTGCGGCCACCGAAGCGGCCCGGATGCTGACCGAAGGTGCGGCTGACGATCAGGATGCACGTTCGGAGGCGGTGATCGCCCTGATTCAGACCGAGCTGTTCGAGAGCATCGTCCAGCTGCAGGAAGCGGAAGAAGGCGAAGTCGACCCTAAAGAGCGGGTGGCGCTGCTGTCGAAGGTGGCGAAGAACGTGGCCACGCTGTCCCGCGCGTCCGTCAACCTCAAGAAGTTCCAGTCTGAAGTCCGGGCCAGAGCGCAGCAGGCGGCCAGCAACGCCGAGAAAATTGCCCGTAAGGGGGGACTGTCAACCGATGCGGTACAGGCGCTGCGTCGTGAAATTCTGGGGATTGCCACATGAGCCAGCTTGCTCCCATTTTGCCTGATACCTCGGCGCTGGATATCCCCGCCGTTCTGATGCCCTACCAGCAGCGCTGGGTGGCTGACACGTCTCCGCTTAAGGTGATTGAGAAGAGCCGCCGTACCGGTATCACCTGGGCTGAGGCGTCCGATGATGTGCTGACCGCTGCCTCTTCAGCGCCTGCGGGCGGGATGAACGTGTATTACATCGCCTATAACCAGGACATGACCGTCGAATATATCCAGGCGTGTGCGATGTGGGCGCGGGCATTCAACTATGCCGCCAGTGAAATCGAAGAGGGTTTCTGGGAGGAGGACGAAGACGACAAGCACATCAAGACCTACACCATCAAATTCCCTGACTCCGGCTTCCGCGTTGTCGCGCTCTCAAGTCGCCCGTCTAACCTGCGTGGCCGTCAGGGCATCATCGTTATCGACGAAGCGGCGTTCCATGAGCAACTGGACGAACTGCTGAAGGCGGCGCTGGCGATGCTTATCTGGGGCGGTAAAGTGCGCGTTATTTCCACCCATGACGGTGACGATAACCCGTTCAATACGCTTATCGGTGATATCCGGGCCGGGCGTCAGGGGGGCAGCGTACATCGCATTACTTTTCAGGAGGCTGTGTCCGAGGGACTGTTCCACCGCGTCTGCCTGCGTACCGGGAAAGAATGGTCGGAAGCGTCCGAGCAGGCGTGGATGGCATCGGTATACAAATTCTACGGTGCCGGTGCATCGGAGGAGCTTGACTGTGTTCCGGCCAACGGTGGCGGAGCCTGGCTGTCCCGCGCCCTGATTGAGTCCCGTATGTCAGCTGGCACGCCGGTGTTGCGCCTGACCTGCCCGGAGGGTTACGAGCTGAAGCCCGATGATGTCCGCTGGAGCGAGACGCAGGAGTGGCTTGATACACATCTGAAACCGTTGCTGGAGGCGCTGCCTGCTGACGCACGTTCTTTCCTGGGGCGCGACTTTGGCCGCAGCGGTGACCTGTCGGTGGACTATCCCCTGCTGCAGGAGAAGAACCTGGTTCGCCGCGTGCCGTTCGTGCTGGAGCTGCGTAACGTGCCGTTCAAACAGCAGGAGCAAATCGCCTGGTACCTGATGGATGGCCTGCCAAACCTGATGGGCGCGGCGCTTGATGCCCGTGGTAACGGCTCTTACCTCGCCGAATACGCCATGCAGCGCTACGGCTCCAGCCGGGTTAAGCAGGTGATGCCAACTGAAAACTGGTATCGCGAGCATATGCCGCCGGTCAAAGCTGCGCTGGAAGATGGCAACCTGGTGGATTTACCGAAGGATGAAGACACGCTGGATGACCTGCGGGCCGTTCAGGTGGTAAACGGCGTTCCCCGCGTGCCGGAACAGCGCTCAAAAGCGAAGTCTGACAGTGGCAAACGTCACGGGGATTCAGCCATCGCGCTGGCGCTGGCGTACTTCGCCAGCCGTGAAATTAACAAAGGGCCGGTGAAGGCAAGCTCACGCCGTCGTCGTCAGGCGGCCCGTATGCTGGAGGATTACTGATGGCCCGTGGACTCTGGGTTTCACCCAGTGAGTTCGTCAAATTTGCCGAACCCAATAAAACGCTGACGGAGCAGATCGCCTCGCGCAGCCGCTCCATCGACTTCTTCGGGCTGGGGATGTACCTGCCTAACCCTGACCCCATTCTGAAATCTCAGGGCCGGGATATCCGCATCTATCGCGAGCTGCGTACCGACCCGCTGGTCGGCGGCTGCATCCGCAGGCGTAAGGCGGCGGTCAAGTCGCTGGAGCGTGGTCTTGAGCGCGGTCATGCCCCGGCGCGGGTATTCAGCTTCATCCGGGATATGCTCGATGATCTGGATTTGTCCCGCATCATCGGCGAGATGACCGACGCCGTTCTCTACGGGTATCAGCCCTGTGAGGTCATGTGGGGGCGTTCTGTTAAATCCTGGGCCATTGCCGATATTGTGGGCAAGCCGCCAGAGTGGTTCCAGTTCGATAATGACAACCTGCTGCGCTTTCGCGCCAAGGACTCCGGGCTGGAAGGCGAGCCGGTACCGCTGAACAAGTTCGTGGTACCGCGTCAGGATGCGACCTACGACAACCCGTATGGCTTCCCTGATTTGTCGATGTGCTTCTGGCCCGTGACCTTCAAAAAAGGCGGCATGAAATTCTGGGTGCGTTTTGCCGAGAAGTACGGCTCACCGTGGGTCATCGGCAAGCATCCGCGCGGGACGGCCCAGGGCGAGATTGACCTGCTGCTGGATTCCATGGAGGCAATGGTGGAAGACGCGGTGGCCGCTATCCCTGACGATTCCTCCATTGAAATTAAGGAGGCCGCAGGCAAGGCCGACAGCAGCGATATTTATCAGAACCTGATAACGCTTGCCCGCAGTGAAATCTCCATCGCCCTGCTGGGGCAGAACCAGACCACCGAGGCCAACAGTAACCGCGCCTCCGCGCAGGCCGGACTGGAGGTTACCGATGATATCCGTGACGCTGATGCTGATATCGTGGAAAGCGCGGTGAATCAGGCCATCAGGATGGCGGTATCAATGAACTTTGGCGATGTGGCCAGCCCCGTCTGGAAGATGTGGGAACAGGGAACGGTCGACGATACCCAGGCAACCCGCGACGAGAAACTCAGCCGCGCCGGTGTGGTCTTCACCCCGCAATACTTCAAGCGTGAGTACCAGCTGCAGGACGGCGATATTGACGAGGCACCACCGTCAGAACGCCAGAAGAACATGCTGCCGCTGTCATTTGCCGAGGCCATTGATGCCGATATTCAGGCACAGCAGGCCCTGGACGACGCGCTGGATATTCTGATGAACGGAGGCGCGTTAAATGGCACGCTGGAACCCGTACTGGCTCCTCTGTTTAAGCGGGTTGAAGATGGCGTCAACCCGTCTGAGCTGCTGGGCGAACTGGCCGAGCTGTACCCTCAGATGAACGCTGAAGACCTGCAGGAACGGCTGGCACGGATTATGTTTGTTGCAACTGTCTGGGGGCGTCTGCATGAGCGTGACAACGGCTGAACTGGGGTACTGCATGACGTTGCCCCCCAAACGGGCTATCAGTTACCTGAAGTCCAAAGGGTATAGCTTCACGTGGGACTGGGAGGAGATGTGGCAGGATGCCCATGCCCGCGCCTTTACCGTCGCCAAAGTGACCCGCCTTGATATCCTGGAAGATATTCGCGGGGCACTGCAGCAGGCTGTCGATGAAGGAAAAACAGGCCGCTGGTTCCGGCAGGAGCTGGAGCCGGAGCTGCAGCGTAAGGGATGGTGGGGGCCACGTGACACCACCGACCCGGTAACGGGCGAGCCGGTCACCATCCAGCAGGGCAGCCCGTGGCGGCTCGACACCATCTTTCGCACCAATATGTCCGTACTCTACAGCGCCGGTCGCTGGGCTGAGCAGATGGAGAACGTCGACGACAGGCCGTACTGGATGTATACCGGCATCAACGACAGCCATACCCGCAAGAGCCATCTGGCGCTGCATGGTCTGGTACTGCGCTATGATGACCCGTTCTGGCAGGCGTTCTACCCACCGAACGGCTGGCGCTGCCGCTGTGGTGTGATTGCCCTGAGCGCGGCGGATGTGCGTGCCCGTGGCCTGAAGGTGTCAGGTTCTGGCTCAGCCATGGGATGGGAGCTGAAGCTGGTTTCAGAGAAAACAGGCGAGATGCAGAACGTCGCCACCTTCAATACCGGCACCACGAAGGTGGCCACCGACGTCGGCTGGTCTTATGCGCCGGGGGCTGCATACCGTCCCGACCTTGCCCGCTATCAGGGTACGCTTCAACCGCTGGCACAGCAGGAACTGAGAGGATAACGATGGCTTCCGATAACCTGGTCAATGTCACCATTAACGATGAATCCCTGCGCCGGAGCCTTCGTGCGCTGGACCTTGCAGCCACAGACCTGGAACCCGCGATGCGCAAAATCGCCGGAACCCTGCTGGCGGAAACGCAGTTTAACTTTCTCGATGAGGGGCGTCCGGGGTGGACTCCCTCACTGGCAGCGCAGGAGCGCGACGGGCAAACGCTGCAGGATACCGGGCGTCTGATGGGGTCGGTATCAACCGACCATGACGACCGGCAGGCAGAGGTTGGCACTAATGTCGTTTATGGGCCGATTCACCAGTTCGGTGGTAAAACGGGACATAATGAGTCCGTTGAACTTCCTGCCCGTCCGTTCCTGCCGCTGACGGGGGACGGTGAACTGCAGCCTGAAGTGGTTGTCCCCATCCTCGATACGATTGTCCGCCATCTTGAAGCAGCGGCCCGTCGCTGAGTTTTGTCTCTACAGGCGGGTGATTTATCATTGCCAGCCGCTGAGGGGCTGTATTACCTTTATAAAGGCTTTACAGCCCCCGCTTTGCACCACTATTCGCCTGCAGCATGACATTCCCCGTACTGATACCCCCGATTTTTTCTAAAGCAGATTAAAAGCGCTGCTGATGCTTTTTCCACAGACTGTCCCCGACAACGTAACGCGGGACAGCAAAATGCCAGCCATTCACATTTTTAAAGCCGGTACTCATACCGATATGCACGGCACGAAACTGCCGTTCACGCAAAGCGATCTTGCCGCCTGCGTGAAAGCCTATGACCCGTCCGTCCATGAAGCGCCTCTCGTTATTGGCCACCCCAAAACGGAAGACCCGGCGTGGGGCTGGGTGAAATCCCTGTCGCTTAACGGCGGCGATCTGCTCGCTGAGCCTGACCAGCTCGACCCGCAGTTTGCCGAACTGGTGGGCAACGGACGCTTCAAGAAGGTCTCCGCCTCATTCTATCTCCCTGACTCACCGAACAACCCGAAGCCCGGCACGCTTTACCTGCGTCATGTCGGCTTTCTGGGCGCGCAGCCACCTTCCATTAAGGGGCTGAAGCAGGTCTCGTTTGGTGAGAAAGAAGAAGGCGTCGTGGAGTTTGCCGACTGGAGTGATATCACCAATGCCTCTTTATGGGGCCGTCTGCGCGATTTTCTGATTGCTCAGTTCGGGCTGGACGAGACCGACAAGGTGCTTCCTTCATGGCAGGTTGACTCCCTGCGTGAAGAGGCTTACCGCGACACCGGGAAGTCTGAACCGGACTTCAGTGAACACAATCCCAACCCTCAACAAGAGAACAGCACCATGACTGAAGAAGAAATCAAAGCGCTTCAGGCGGAAAACACACGTCTGAAAGCGGAAGCCACCCAGCGGGCAGAACAGGAAGCGAAGAGCAAGCAGGACAAACTGCACGCGGAGAACGTCTCCTTTGCCGAGAAGCTGGTTGGCGATGGCCGACTGGCCCCCAAAGCGAAGTCGGTAGTCGTGGCCATCCTGGACGCGGTCTCTGCAGGTGACAAGCCGGTTGAGTTTGCTGAAGGCGATACCCGCACCCCGCTGGCCACGGCGTTTAAGACGCTGCTGGACAGCACTGATCCGGTACTGAATTTCAGTGAGCATGCGACCAAAGACCGCGTGAACACGGATATCAAAACGACGTCAGCGGAGTTCGCTGAAGCCGACCCGGAACGTCTGGCGCTGCATCAGAAAGCGCTGGAACTGTCGAAAAAAGAAGGCATCAGCTACGACGCTGCTGTCTCCCGCTGCCTGTAATTAAGGAGAGAACATGTCTGACTATTTAAAGGGTAAGCGCGTCGTTGACCCGGTGCTGACCAGCATCGCTCGCGGTTATAAAAATGCCGCGTTCATCGGTGAGCGCATTTTCCCCATTGTCCTTACCGATAAGGAAGGTGTGACCGTGCCGACCTTCGGTAAATCCGCTTTTGTGGAGTACGACACCGAGCGTGCCGTGGGGGCTGACAGTAACGTTCTGGTGCGCGAGAAAACCGGCAAGCTGGACCTGGTTCTCAACGAGCACGATCTGGCCGCGCCGGTGGACTATCGCGAGCAGGCAGAGTCGATGTTCAACGAAGAGGCCAAAGCCATTCGCCGTGTGACGAGCGGCGTCAACCTCAAGCGAGAACTGTATGCGGCCCGTCTGGCCCAGGACAAGAACGTCTATCGCGCGGCTAACGTCAAAGCGCTGGCCGCTGCCGACCGCTGGGGTGGTGGCAAGGGTGACCCGATTGGCATCATTGAAGGCGGGATCGAAGCGGTGCGTAGAGCCACCGGCCTGCGTCCGAACCTGATGACCATGGGGGCCAGCGTGATGTCGCTGCTGAAGTTCCACCCGGCGATTCAGGCCGCGATTGGTGCCAACGAACGCAAGCGTATCACCATCGAAATTCTGAAAGACCTTTTCCAGCTGGAAGATGTGGTGGTCGGCGAGCCGGTCTCCATGGCCTCCATGAAAGACGCGCAGAGCAAGGACAAAGTCCCGGCTGATATCTGGGGCGACAACCTGATGCTGCATTACGTCGGTAAACCCCAGCCGGGCACTGACAGCGCCGACGAAAACGAGCCGTCATTCGGTTACACCCTGCGCCGTAAAGGGATGCCGGTGGCGGATAAATACGATGGCGTCGGCGGCAAGGTGAAGTACTGCCGTTATACCGATATCTACAAAGTCGCCGTGGTCGGTGGCGATGCCGGGTATCTCGTCACCAACATCGTGAAATAAGGAGACGTTCATGGGTACAACTCAGCAGGTCATTCTGACCACTACCGTGACGGCCAGCGCGGCGCTGACGCAACAGCGCTTTGTCGGTGCCGATAACGCACCCTGTCAGGCCGGAGCCGTCGCGCTCGGTGTGGCGGAGGTGGATGCCGCTGCCGGTGATGTAACGCCGGTCAACGTACTGGGTATTGTTGCGGTCGAGGCCGGTGCCGCGATTGCTAAGGGGCAGAACGTCCAGTCGGATGCAAACGCCTGCGCCGTTCCCCAGACAGCCGCCACGGAAGATACCCCTGCGGGAATCTCTGCCGGGATTGCGCTGGATGAGGCACTGGCCGAAGGTGACGTTATCCGCATCCTGCGCGGGGTGTGACATGTACTGCACCCTGGCGGATTTACAGGAACAAGTGCCTGAGTCAACGCTGATTCAGCTCACTAACGAGGTCGTGGATTTCGACACCCCTGCCACGGTGAATGTGACGGTTGTGGACAGCTGTATTCGCTACGCCGGGGAGTTGATTGATGCGCACCTTCGTGGCCGCTATACCCTGCCGCTGGCAGAAGTGCCTACCGTTCTGCGGGATATTGCCATCACGCTGGTGCGTTACCGCCTGTATATCCGTCGTCCTGAAGGTGATCTGCCTGACACCGTCAAAGACGACAACAAAGAGGCCCGGCGTCAGCTTGAGGCCATCCGCGACGGGAAGCTTACGCTGGGGCTGCAGTCCACTCAGAAGGATGTGCCTGAGTCCGGTGAAATCCGGGCGTGGGCACGCCGCCCCACCTTTGGCGGGCGCGATGGCTTACTGGAGAAATACTGATGAACGTTCTGCCCGTCCTCGATGCGGTGCTGGCCCGGTTGCGCGAGAAGCTGCCGCAGCTGCAGGTGGAGTACTTCCCGGAAAAGCCGTCCGAATACCGTCTGAATCATCCTGTCGGGGCGTTGCTGCTGAGCTATGCCGGTTCGCGCTTCGACAAACCCGATGATATTGGTGCGGTGATCCAGCCTCAGACTATCCAGCTCTGCGTCTCGGTGGTCTTCCGCCAGCTCAACGGTAAAAGAGGTGCGATTGACGTTCTGGATGCAGTCCGCCGCATCCTCGGTGGCTACACCCCGCCGAATTGCCGCCGTCGTATCTGGCTGACCCGTGAAGTGTTTATCGGTGAGGTCAAGGGGCTGTGGCAGTACGCTCTCGACTTCGCAACCGAAAGCGTCTTTATCGAAGACAGCGATTTACCGTCCGGCCCGCTGTTAACCGAAGTGAACTATGAGGAAAGCGAGTGATGAAAGAATACCGCTATTCCGGCCCGGCCAGCGGCGTCACGCTGTCGGACGGAACCGAAATCCTGCTCTGGCCGGGGAAGAATGTTTCCCTGCCGGAGGAGCATGACTATGTGAAGGTACTGGTGGCGCTGAAGCATCTGACACCGGTATCTGAAGAGACTAAACCCGCCAGCACACCGGCTATGCAGTCACCAAAGCGCAGGAACGGCGGCGACAACGATGTGAAAACGGAGGACTCCCATGGCAGCTAACTATCTGCATGGCGTCGAAACCATTGAGGTGGAAAACGGTGCTCGCCCGGTTAAAACGGTGAAGTCTGCCGTCATTGGCCTGATTGGTACTGCCCCGATGGGGGACGTCAATACGCTGGTGCAGTGCCTGTCTGAGAAAGATGCAGCGGCGTTTGGCAGCCAGCTCACCGGCTTTACCATTCCGCAGGCACTGGATGCGATCTACGACCATGGCGCAGGCACCGTTCTGGTCATTAACGTGCTTGATCCAGTTGTGCATAAAACCACTGTGGCCGATGAAGACGTAACGTTCGACAAGGCGACGGGCAAAGCGCAGCTGGCTAATCCGGTGGTCGCGCAGCTGGTGCTGAAACCGGACAGCGATGGCCAGCCTTATGTGGAAGGTCAGGACTACTCGCTTGATGCACAGACCGGGGTGATTACCAACCTCGGTAAGAGCATTGCTGCAGATGCAACGGTGAAGGCCAGCTATAACTATGCTGATCCGACCAAAGTCACCCCGGCTGATATCATCGGTGCCGTTAACGCGGCGGGCAACCGTACCGGCATGAAGCTGCTCAACGACAGCTTCAACCTGTTTGGCTACTTCGCCAAAATCCTGATTGCCCCGGTATTCTGCACCCAGAACAGCGTCTCGGTTGAGCTTATCGCCATGGCTGAGAAGCTGGGCGCGGTGACCTACATCGACGCGCCGATTGGTACCACTTTTGCGCAGGCTCTGGCGGGGCGTGGCCCGGAAGGCACCATTAACTTCAATACCAGCTCCGACCGCGTCCGTCTGTGCTACCCGCACGTCAAGGTGTACGACGCGGCCACCAACAGCGAACGGCTGGAGCCGCTGAGCCAGCGTGCTGCAGGTCTGCGTGCCAAAGTCGACCTGGACAAGGGCTACTGGTGGTCGTCCTCCAACCAGGAGATTCTGGGTATCACCGGCGTCGAGCGCCAGCTGTCGGCAATGATTGATGACCCGCAGAGCGAGGTGAACCTGCTCAACGAACAGGGCATCACTACGGTCTTCAGCAGCTACGGCAGCGGCCTGCGTCTGTGGGGGAACCGGACGGCAGCATGGCCAACGGTCACCCATATGCGCAACTTTGAGAACGTTCGCCGCACCGGTGATGTGATCAACGAGTCGCTGCGTTATTTCAGCCAGCAGTACATCGACATGCCGATTACCCAGGCGCTGATTGATGCGCTGACGGAGTCGGTCAACGCCTACGGTCGCAAGCTGATTGGCGACGGTGCGCTGCTGGGCTTCAGCTGCTGGTTTGATCCGGCCCGTAATGAAGAGACGGAGCTGGCCGCCGGTCACCTGTTGCTGAGCTACAAATACACGCCGCCACCGCCACTGGAGCGACTGACGTTTGAGACTGAGATCACCTCGGAATACCTGTTAACCCTGAAGGGGAATAGCTGATGGCAAAGATTGAGATCAACCGCATCACGAATGCCAACATCTACCTGGATGGCGCTAACCTGCTGGGCCGGGCCGAGGAGGTCAAACTGCCTGACGTCTCCATGACCATGCAGGAGCATAAGGCGCTGGGGATGGTGGGCAAGGTGGAACTCCCTGCTGGCTTCGACAAGCTTGAGGGCGAGATCAAGTGGAACAGCTTTTACCGCGACGCGATGCTGTCTGCCGCGAACCCGTATAAGTCGCTGGCGCTGCAGTGCCGTTCCAGCGTTCAGCGCTACAGTTCGCAGGGGCTGATTGACGAAATTCCGCTGGTCACTTTCCTGACGATCATGTTTAAGAAGAACCCGCTGGGGACGTTCAAACAGCATGAGAACGCCGAGTTCTCCAGTAGCTTCACCTGCACGTACATCAAGCAGGTACTGGATGGTGAAGAGTTGCTGGAGCTGGACTATCTGGCCAACATCTTCCGCGTCGGCGGCATTGACCAGTTGACCGACTACCGCATCAACATCGGGGGCTGACGGTGACCATCGAGATTGAAGATAAAGGCGGGAACTGTGGTTCGATTGGCATGGGGAATGGTACGTGGTTTACCATCCTTGATATTTCAGGGGTGGAAAACCTTTTTAATACCCAGAAAACCAATGACCCGATTGACTGCACACGCTCCAAAGCACGAAAGCTCGCTGACCTGATTGAGGCATGGGAGCCACCTGACCACTGGTTCACCGGCATCGGCAAATCTGAAGGAAAGGCACTTCTTATCGCCTTCCTGCGTAACTGCAAAGGCTTTCGCACTCACTGATATCACAGGGGCTTCGGCCCCTTTCTTCTTAATCCCCTTTAATATCTGCCAGTCCCACCACCAGACATACTGCTCTGAACTTACACAGGAGCACGATCATGTCACAAACCCAATCCGATACTTTTAAGCTGTCTTACCCCTTCACCACCGCTGCTGGCACCAGAGTTGAGCAGGTTGAACTGAAACGCCTGACGGTCAAAGACCTGAAGCAGGTGCGCAAAATCAGTAAAGACCCGGCTGACTGGGACGAGCCGCTGATTGCCCGTAGCACCGGTATTCTTCCGGAAGACCTCGATAATATGGATCTTGCCGACTACATGGAGCTGCAGAAACGATTTCAGCAAGTCACTGGGCTGGGCAAGAGCGACGAAAACGCTGATGCAGGCGCAGGGGCTGCTGGCGAGGTGGTTTAGATTTCAGCCGGGGGAGATTGATGCCCTCGATACTGACGATCTGGAGATGTGGCTGGAGCAGGCTGAAGAGCAAATCAGAAGCGAGTTCGGCGATAATCATTAACTCCTCATCACTTAACAGCCGCTACTCGCGGCTGTTCTGCATGGCTCTCAGACATTTTCCTTCCGTTTTTCCGCTTTCAGAGGATAACCACCGTGGCCAGTGAATTTTCAGTCGGCGTCATTATTGGCGGCATTGTCGGGAGCAGCTTCCGCTCAGCCGTCAGCGGTACCCGACGCGCCCTTGATTCCCTGGGCGATACATCGCGCCGCCTGCAGGAACGCCAAAACGCCTTAACCCGTGCAACAGAACGCTATGGTCAGTTGGGTTCTTCCCGGATGCAGCGCCTCAACAGCGACCTGCTGCGGGTAAGCCGCACAATGGAGCAAATTGAGCGCCAGCAGCGCCGTTTGTCAGCAGTATCAGCCACCAGTGACGCGCTGAAAGCTAACCGCATGGCGCTCTATGGCCAGGGAGCAGAAACCTATGCCATCGGCAGAACACTGGGTGCACCGGTCATGGCCTCAGTCAAACAATATGCCTCGTTTGAATCGCAGTTGCGGGATATCAGTGTCACTGGTGATCTGGATTCAAGGCAGGAACAGGCCATCGGTACGGCCATTCGTCGGGCATCCCTTCAGGTCAATCAGCTCCAGGAGTCCCTGCTAGGGGGTGTTGGTCAGTTAGTTGCCGATGGTATGAACCCGGAGCAGGCAGCTAAATTTGCCGGGATGCTCGGTAAAGCGGCCACGGCCACCAAAGCGGATATGACTGACCTCGCAAAAATGACCTACGCCTTTAGCGATGCGCTGAAAATTACCGATGCGAAAGAGCTGGAGCAGGCGTTTGGGATTGCGGCAACCGGGGCTAAGCTAGGCTCGTTTGAACTGAAGGATATGGCGAAAGCGTTACCCGGTATGGCCAAAGCCTTCGCTGCACGTGGTATTTACGGCAAAGACGCCATAACCCAGATCGTCGCCAGTCTGGAAGTTGGTAAAGGCAGCGGCTCAGCGGAAGAGGCCGTCACCAATATGTCAAACTGGCTGGCGGCGATGGGGCGCGGAGATACTATCCAGAAATATGCTAAAGCCGGGGTGGATTACCAGGGGTCAATGCAGAATTACGTCGCTCAGGGCTTTTCACAGTACGAAGCCTCGCTGATGATTGCCAACCGTTTCATTGACGGTAAAGGTAAGGCGTTTTTACAGCAATGGAAAGCAGCAGGATCAAGAGGCGATCAGGAAGGCCAGCAGAAACTAATGGAGGCATTTGGTCTGGCAGAAGTCTTCACTGATATCCAGACCGTTAACCATTTACTGTCAATGCGTCAGGGCTGGAATAAATACCTTTCCAGCAAGCAGGAAATGAATACCCCGTCAGCAATGTCTACGCTGGATAAGGATGCTGCAAAACAAAATAATACGCTCGAAGGTCGTTGGCGCAGAACTCAGATTGGTTTTAACGAGGCAGCCATCAGCATTGGTGAGTCACTACGCCCGACCTTGATCCAACTGGGTGAGACTTTTATTCCTTTAATGGACAGTGTCGGCAAATGGATAGCGGCAAACCCGCAAATCGTCAGCGGCACCATAAAGGTTGTAGGAGCATTACTCGCTTTCAAGATGGCCACTATCGGTCTCAAGCTGGGGCTGAATCTCCTTATTTCCCCCTTTGTTAACGTCTGGAAAAATGCCGTTTTACTGCGGGCCAACTGGCTTCGACTGTCGCTTGCACTCGGTGAAGGCGGTAAGCTCCGCTGGCTGGTGACCGGCTTCAGCGCCGTCGCCAGAGGAGCCAGAACACTGGGTGGTGTGCTGTCAGGTGGGCTGGTTCGCGGCATTATGATCGCCGGGCGGGCCGTTCTCTGGATTGGCCGGGCGCTGCTGATGAATCCCATTGGTCTCGCCATCACCGCCGTCGCGGCAGCAGCTTACCTTATTTATCGCAACTGGGGCGCAGTCAGTAGCTGGTTTAAACAGCGCTGGGCTGACATTAAAGAGGCGTTTAATGGCGGTGTCGTGGGGATTGGTAAGCTGCTGATTAACTGGTCGCCGGTTGGTCTGCTCTATAAAGCCTTTGCGGCTGCGCTGAAATATCTCGGCGTTGAGCTGCCAGCGAAGTTCACCGACTTCGGTGGCCATCTTATCGACGGCCTGATTAACGGCATCAAAAACAAATGGGAGTCGCTCAAAACCACCGTCACAGACATGGGCGACAGCGTCGGTGGCTGGTTTAAAGAAAAGCTGGGTATCCATTCGCCAAGCCGGGTATTCATGGGCTTTGGTGACAACATCGCGCAGGGAGCGGCTATCGGCCTGCAACGCACGACACCACAGGCTGCGCTGGCCGGGCAGCGTCTGGCTACCGAAATGACACCGAATGTTCCCCGTATCCCGTCGCCGGAAATCATGGCTGCGGGATATTCAGGTCGTGGCGCAGTTGCAACTGGCGGTGGAACATCTGGCGGTATTCAGGTCAGCTTTAATCCTCAGTTTTTCCTCAATGGCAAAGAAACCGCAGCGCCTGACGGGTTGACCGGCGCACTGAATATGAGCCTGCATGAGCTGGAGAAAATGCTGGAGCGTCTGCTGGCTCAGCAACAACGCAGGAGGTACAGCTGATGTTTGCAGTACTGGGTGATATTGAGTTTGAACTGATTACCTACTGGGACGGCTTCGAGGTCACGTTCGGCGTCGATTATGCGGAGCATCCCCGTATCGAGGGTAAGCCCGGCCTGCAGTTCGTTGGCGATAAGCTGGACGAAATCCAGATAAGCCTGGTCTTCCATCAGCACTATTGTGTGCCCGACGTGGAGCTGGCGAGACTGCGAACGGCCATGAAGGCCCATCAGGCGCTAGCGCTGGTCTTCGGCAACGGTGACTATCGCGGCTGGTTCGTGATTACCGATGTTACTGCGACCAGCGAGCAGACCGACAGCACCGGCAACGTGCTGGCCGTCAATGCCACCGCGTCTCTCCGGGAGTACATCGGCGACCCGAAAAACCCGCTACAGCCACCCGCAATACGCACGCAGGTTCCCGGCGTCGGGGCGGTCTCCGGTGCCGTTCCTTCACCTTCCGGGGTAGCGCAGTACGTCCGCGACGGCGTCAACTACGCCAAACAGGCGCAGTCTGTTCTCCAGACCACCATCAGTGCCGTTCGGGTTGCGCAGAAAATGAAGGATAACCCCGCCGTTGCACTGACCCGCGTACCGGGGCTGATGAGCGGGCTGGGCAACGTGTCCGGGGCGTTGGGTCAAAGCGTTCCGGCATTTAATGCGCTTTCTGAATCCATGCCTGATGCCATCAGTCTGGCCAGAGCCACCAGTGATGCGGCCACGTATGTACAACAGGCACAGTCTTCACTGAGCGGCGTGGACGGCAGCAATATCGCAGCGGCGCTGGATGCCGTTTCCGGGCAGCTTAACTCCGCCAGCACCACCTTCACCCGTATGTCGGCGGGGTTAAGCACCATGGCAGCCAAAATTCTGGCGAGGAGTGTGTGATGTTTCTTGAACATGTCACCCGTGACGGAGAGCGCTGGGACTCTCTCGCATGGCAGTACTACGGCGACCCGCTGGGCTATCCCCGGATAATTGCCGCCAATCCACACGTGGCCATCACGCCGGTGCTGCCCTCCGGGCTGTTGTTACTGATTCCGGTTATCGAGGCTGAAGAAGCCAGTACAGAAGAGGATATTGCTCCATGGCTGAGATAAACAGCACTGCACAAGCCGCATCAGCGTTAACCGGCGTCAGCGATGTTCTGAGTCCGGTGTTCACGCTATGGTATCTGCAGAAGAACATCACCACCGATATCGCCCCCTATGTCACCCGCGTAACCTACAGCGATAACATCAAAAGCGAGTCCGATACCATTGAGGTGGAACTGGACGACACCGATGACCGCTGGCTGGATAAGTGGTATCCGGGCAAGGGTGACACGCTGACGCTGAAAATGGGTTATCAGGGCGAGAAGCTGCTGTCCTGCGGTACGTTCTCTATAGACGAGATCGAGGTGAGTTCGCCCGCGTCCGTTGTCGCTATCCGGGGCGTGGCCACGTCGGTCAACAACGCCCTGCGGACAAAATCCAGTCGTGGTTTCGAGAGCACCACGCTGGCGGCCATCGCCGGACGGATTGCCAAAAAGCATCAGCTGAAGCTGGTTGGCAGTATTGAGTCCATCAAAATTGACCGGGTGACCCAGTATGCTGAAACGGACGTGGGCTTCCTGCGCCGACTGGCCAGCGAGTATGGTTATGCCGTGAAAGTGGTCAGCGACCAGCTGGTTTTTTCTCATCTTGCCACGTTGCGCGGTCAGGAGCCGATCAGGCAGTTAAAGCCGCAGGATGTGGCCAGCTTTTCCCTGCGTGACACCATCAACCGCGTCTACAAATCCGCGAAGGTAAAACACCAGAAGAGCAGCGATAAAAAGCTGATCGTTTATGAAGCTGATGGCGGTACCAGCGAAAGCGACAAACAAACCAAAGGCGGTAAGGTCACCAGTGCCGACTCACTGAAGGTCAACAGCCGCGTCAGTGATCCGGACAGCGCCCGGATTAAAGCAGATTCGGCGCTGGCCAGGCATAACGAATACCAGCAGAACGGCTCGCTGACGCTGATGGGGACGCCTCAGTTGACTGCAGGCAACAAAATTGAACTGGTGGGTTTTGGTCAGTTATCCGGGCCATGGCTGATAACTACTGCCCGCCATGCGTTTGACCGTAACAGCGGCTACATCACCGAACTGGAAGTGGCACGAGGGCCGGTTACGCAGGGCAAAGCGAAGAAAGGTAAAAAGACCGGAAAAAACCAGACGCTGACCGTCTATAAACCGGACGGCAGCACGTCCACGGTAATAAAGGAGAAAAAATAATGACAGGCGTCACTCGTCAGGTCGGTACGGTCAGCGCCGTCGATGCCGACAAGGTTCAGGCCCGCGTTCGTCTGCCGGAATGCGATAACCTGCGCACTAACTGGCTTAACGTGCTGCAGCGCAATACCCAGGATAACAAGGATTACTGGCTCCCTGACGTGGGGGAGCAGGTTGAAGTGCTGCTCGATGCCAACGGCGAGGATGGTGTCATTCTGGGCGCGGTGTACTCAGAAGTCGATAAACCGCCGTTCAGCGACAAAAATGTCCGGGGCACGAAATACGCGGATGGCGCAGAGTTCAGCTATAACCGTGCGACCCATACGCTGACGGTCAAAGGTGGTATCGAGCATGTGGTGATCGAGGTTGCAGTGGGTATCAGCCTGAAGGGGAAAACCATTGATTTGACCGCTGACACCACCACGGTGAACGGCAACCTTGAAATCAACGGCAATGCCCACTCGACAGGCAGCATGCTCTCTGACGGCCCGAACTCTAATCACCATTCCCACTGACCTTCTTAAACGCCTTTAATATCGGCGTTCCCGCACAGGGGCAATACTGCCCCCATGAAAACAACCTCAGTATTCTGGCAACCGGCTCTGCAGGCCCCTGGCGAAATCGTCCGGGGGCTGGATGATATCTGGCAGGCCATTCAAATCATCCTGCGTACTCCTCGCGGCAGCGACCCGCATCGCCCGGAGTTCGGCAGCAATCTGCACCTTTATATCGACTGGCCTATTGACCGGGCCATTCCGCATGTGGTGCGCGAATCCGTCGATGCCATCCGCCGCTGGGAGCCTCGCTGCCAGCTTATGTCGGTTAAACCCGCCGTCGATGGCGAACATCTTACGCTCCGGGTGAGCTGGAAAGGCTCTGACGGACAGCCCCGGACTCAGGAGTTGCTATGGCGCTGACAGAACCCGATTTTATTGAACGTGATGCCGATAAAATCACGGCTGAAATGATTGCACAGTACGAAGCTGCAACCGGCAAAACGCTGTATCCCGCTCAGGCTGAGCGCCTGTTGATTGACCTGTGGGCATACCGCGAAATGCTGGTCAGGGTGGCGGCGCAGGAAGCGGCCAAACAGAATCTGGTCGCCTTTGCCCGTGAGCCGATGATTGATTACCTCGGTGAACTGGTCGGTGTATACCGTCTTGCCGCGCAGCCTGCCACGACCACGCTCCAGTTCTCCGTGGATGAGGAACTGGCCATTGATGTGCTGATTCCGGCAGGCACCCGCGTCAGCGCTTCCGACAGCATTATTTTTGCCACCGATACGGACGTGGTGCTGAAAGCCGGATTGCTGCTGGTCAATGCCACGGCCACCTGTACCGAACCGGGAGCCGCTGGCAACGGCTGGCAACCTGCGCAGGTTAGTCAGTTGCTCGATGAAATTGATAACGTCGACCTGCAGGTGACCAATCTGGCAGCCAGTTCTGGCGGTTCTGAGCAGGAAGACAATGACAGGCTCCGCGAGCGTATCAAACTTGCGCCGGAGTCATTCACTAACGCCGGAAGCCGTATGGCATACCATTTTCATGCCATGCAGGCCCATCCCAACATCGTCGATGTTGCCTTGCTTTCCCCGGTTCCCGGCACCGTAGAGCTGTATCCGCTGCTCAGCACCGGCCTGCCGGACGACAGCATCCTCACGCTGGTAGAGAGTTTCTGCTCGGACGAAAAAGTCAGGCCACTTACTGATACCGTGCGGGCTAAAACACCTGTTCAGGTGGATTACACCATTGAAGCCAATATCACGATCTATCGTGATCAGGATGCCAACTCGGTAAAGGACAACGCTAACAGCGCCATACAGAACTGGGTGGCATCACGTACCGCCACGCTGGGGCGCGATATTGTTCCCAGCCAGATTATCAGCGTGTTGTCCGTCTCCGGGGTGTACCAGATTGAACTGGTGACACCGGCGCTGAAGGTAGTGGCAGAAAACGAATGGGCAAACTGTACGGCGATCACACTTAACATGACCGGAGTGTCTGATGGCTGAGCCGCTGCAACTCCCGCCGCCGCTTGAGGGTGATATCAGCCTCAGAACGCTGGGAAGACTGGCCGGGCGGCTGGATAACCTCGACCTGAGCGTACTGATGGTCTATCTCGTCGATATCGTCGACAGTTCCGCGCTGCCATGGCTGGGCGAGCAGTTCTCACTGTTCGGCGATGGCTGGGAGCTGGCGGAATCGGACGATGTACGCCGCATGCTTATCAAATCCGCTATCGAGCTGCACCGCTATAAAGGGACGCCGTGGTCAATCCGGGAAATTATCCGCCGTTTTGGCTTCGGCGAAGTGGATCTGATTGAAGGCACTGGCCAGATCGGCTACGACGGCAAACACAGTTACAACGGACTTTTCGTGCATGGCGATGCGGAAGCCTGGGCGGTCTATCGCGTCATCCTTCAACAGCCCATTACTAACGACCAGGCGGCACTGCTACGTCAGACGCTCGCTGCCTTTGCTCCGGCCCGCTGCCATCTGGCGAGTCTGGAGTATCAGTCTGTCGCCATTCGCTACAACAACACCGTCAACTATGACGGTAGCTATAACCACGGGAGCAGTTAATTATGGCAAACCTACCTGAAACCCCGCAGTGGGAAGACGGCATCTATCAGATTGAGGTCTCCGACCCCGTTCTGGGCGGGCCTGACGGGATTTCTAACCGTCAGGGTAAACAACTGGCCAGCCGCACGCTGTACCTGAAACAACAGGTTGAAAAAGGTGGTTCTGACCTTGCGAAACACATCGCGGCGGCAGACCCGCATACCCAGTACGCGCCGAAGGCAAGCCCAACATTCACCGGCACGCCAACAGCGCCCACGCCTGAAAATAGCGACAACAGCAAGAAACTGGCGACGACGGAGTTTGTGGCTAAAGCACTTGCGGCGCTTGCAGGCAGCGCCCCTGAGACGCTGGATACACTCAAAGAGCTGGCTGACGCCCTCGGCAACGATCCGAATTTTGCGACCACGGTGCTGAACAAGCTGGCGGAGAAGCTGGCCAAAGACCAGAACGGCGCTGATATTCCTGACCCGGCGCTGTTTGTCAAAAACCTTGGTTTAGGGGAAGGCTCTGCTTTGCCAGTTGGCGTCCCCGTTCCGTGGCCGTCAGCAACGCCGCCAACGGGGTGGCTCAAATGCAATGGTGCCGCGTTCACAGCCTCACAGTACCCTAAGCTGGCACTGGCCTATCCGGCGCTGAAACTTCCAGATTTGCGTGGTGAGTTTATCCGAGGCTGGGATGACGGACGTGGTGTAGACAGTAATCGTGAATTACTGAGTCTTCAGGGGCACTTGTTCGCAAGTCATGCGCACAACGTACCCGCATGGGATGCATGGGACAGTAGTGTGCTGACGCCCAATGACAAGCAGGGGGATAGATTGCTGTCTACCGATAACTCGGTCAGTTCTAGCGTAGGTACGCCCAATGGAATGGCTAACAGTAAGTACGCAACTGTAGTTACAGGCGGCACTGAAACACGTCCGCGTAACGTGGCATTTAATTACATCGTGAGGGCCGAATGATGGCAGAAGCTGAACTGAACAATAATTTGATTGCCATAGCAGATGGAGACATCACCGTTTATAACTACGGCAGCGAAACCCGTGAATACATATCTTCTTCTGTTGAGTATCTTGCCATTGGTGTTGGCATTCCGGCCAATTCCTGTATTGACGTGCCAGGTGAAGCCCGCGCGGGGCACGCCATCTGCCGCACTAAGGATCTAACCGCATGGGAATATATTCCTGACCATCGGGGAAAAACTGTATATAGCATCCACTCCGGCGCGGCTATTGTGGTTTCCGATCTGGGTGATTATACGGCAGATACCACTCTGCTGGCCCCCGGTACACCATACGATATCTGGAATGGCACTGCATGGGTGACGGATGCCGATAAGAAACATTCTGCCGATGTTGACGCCGCTGAACAAAGAAAAGCAGCATTGGTAGAGGACGCCAGGGCAACCATCAGTTTCTGGCAGACAGAGTTACAGCTTGGTGTCATCAGTAATGAAGATAAAGCCAGCCTGATTAACTGGCTGGCCTATATCAGGGAGTTGCAGGCACTGGATACAAATTCGGTACCAGATATCAGCTGGCCTGTGCCCCCGGCTTGACTGGCCATGTGACGTTAGGAGCCGTCGAAATATCGACGGCTTTCACTTCTGATTTATAATCCATCCATGCTGAAAGTTTAGTTTTATCGCTCTCGCTGATATCACCCAGCATCAACGCCACTCTCCAGTCAGATGTTATGTCATCCACCTCAGAAAGCAGCCGCAGCCGTTGTTCCCCTGCGTATTCATATCGACCTTGCGCTTAGCTACTGAGTCGGTCACCCATTTTTGTCCATCCCATATATCGTAGGGTGTCTCGGGTGCTTCAGGGGTTGAACCCGGAGGGTAATCCCCAAGGTCACTGATGATAAAGGGTTGCCCGGTTTCCTTGTTGTAGGCTGTTTCGCCCCGATGATCGGCAACATACTCCCAGTCGGTAAAATCTGCCGTCCGGCAGATGGCAAAGCCTTCTGTGCTTTCTCTTGGGGAGTCAATGCATGAATGTGCTGGTAGTCCAACCCCAACGGCAACATACTCGACGGATGAGGAACGATATTCACGAGTTGAACCATCAAAGTTATGAACGGTGATTTCACCGGCAACGATAGCGATCATATCGTTGTTAAATTGTGCTTCTGCCATTATGCGGCCCTCACGATGTAGTTAAATGCCACGTTATGCGGTCTGGTTTCACTGCCTCCCGTTTTCTCCATCGTGATGTAAGTCCATGCCCTTGAACCCTCGCGTAGGCCGCCGTCAACGCCTTCGCTGTTTTGGTCGGTGAAAGCAATGAAATTTGTAGAGGGTGTGCCGTATTCATTGATAAAACGGTGATTGTGAGAGCGCAGTTCATCGGCCTGAGCAGTGAGAAGTGTACGACCCGCATCTACACCACGTCCGTCATCCCAGCCTCGGATAAACTCACCACGCACATCTGGAAGTTTCAGCGCCGGATAGGCCAGTGCCAGCTTAGGGTACTGTGAGGCTGTGAACGCGGCACCATTGCATTTGAGCCACCCCGTTGGCGGCGTTGCTGACGGCCACGGAACGGGGACGCCAACTGGCAAAGCAGAGCCTTCCCCTAAACCAAGGTTTTTGGAAAAGCAGTTACACATAGCGAAATCTGTAAAAATCCTCCCCACCGCACATACAGGAGGAGAATTGATGGCCGTTATTGGTTATATCCGCGTATCAACAATCGACCAGAACAGCGATTTACAGCGTAATGCACTCACAAGCGCAAACTGTGACCGTATTTTTGAAGACCGTATGAGCGGAAAAGTTGCCAGTCGTCCCGGTTTGAAACGTGCTTTAAAGTGCGTTAATAGCGGAGACACCCTGGTCGTGTGGAAACTGGACAGGCTGGGGCGCAGCGTTAAGAACCTGATCGCACTGATATCAGAGTTACATGAACGCGGTGCCCACTTCCGCTCTTTAACAGACAGTATTGATACCAGCACTGCCATGGGGCGCTTCTTTTTCCACGTGATGTCTGCACTGGCGGAGATGGAGCGCGAGCTAATCGTCGAACGAACGCTGGCCGGGCTAGCAGCAGCCAGAGCACAGGGGCGCATAGGTGGAAGGCCCAACGCATTAAAGCTGCATGAGCGGGAACAGATTGGGCGGCTATTGGCTAAGGGGCACACCCGCCAGCAACTTGCCATTATCTACGGTGTAGGGGTATCGACGCTGTACCGGTATTTTCCGGTAGATGGTCAGAGGGAGGATGACGCGGTAGGATTGTAATTCTTTTGCCAATATTGAAACGCCGCAGCGATGCCATTTATCTCACGGAAATGGGCGCATTTATCGCGCGGCGCATCATAAAGCGGCGGTGCCCGTCAGGCGCAATGCCTCATTGACCTGCTGATCGTCCTCTTCAGACCACTGGCGTAACCAGTTCTGCCAGGGAAAACGCCCAAGGCTGACCAACTGGCGGACGGTGATCCCCTCTGGTGCAATCGGGGTTTGCGGCAGGATCGCCAGCTTTTGTGCCACCTGTTGCGTGGCGCTGGCGTGGATATCCAGGCCATCGAGAATGACACGACCGGACTGCGGCGTTAACAGGCGCGCCATCGCTTTTAGCAGCGTGCTTTTGCCACAGCCGTTGCTGCCAATCAGCACCGAGACGCGTCCTGCGGGCAGGCTCAGATCCAGCGCATTGATCACCGTTTGCTGTTGATAGCTGACGCTAAGCTTGTCAGTTGAAAGAGACAC